CATAACTTAAACTAATACCAATCATATACCCATCTCTAGGGTACAGTCCTGATGTTTCTGAGTCAAGAGCAATATATTCACTCTCACTATCTCTAGCTTTTATAATAAATTTACTTGCTTCTACACTGTCGGTTATTCCAAAAGCAATACTCTCATCTATCTTTACTACTTTCTTTTTTCCCGATACGTATTCTATAATACTTTTCTTTGAATCTTCCCAGAGTGTTTTTACCTCTGGTTTGAAAGCAATCATAGCTGGATTCATTACAGGAATAAATTTATCATCTACAACTTTACCACTATACTCCATAATTGAAGTAACGTTTGTGTAATACTTTAAGGCTTCTGAGCCTACTAAAATAATCCAATCATAGCTGTCTATATCTATATCTATATCTACATCTCTTTTTAGTACTTTTTTCAGTGTTCCATCTGATGATAGCGAATATCTATCAAATTCAAATAAGTTATCAAAGTGACCTATAAAGTCAGTCCTTGACGGTTTTGCTTCTATTAATGCTACTTTAGCCATTCTATCTCCTTGTCTTTTGTATATACACCATTACCTAACTGTAGGTTTGGTGCGTGTCCACCCTTTATAATCCAGTGGTTGTCTTTAGGACATACATACTGTAAATTACTTACGTGTGGGTTGTGTTTGTTATCATCTATATGGTCTACATTGAAGAAGGGTCTTAAGATACTTCTTAAGTTCTCATCAAAGTTATGCCAATAGGGTCTTAATTCTTCCGGACAGTCCTCTAAACCTACCCAACTATCCATTACTAATACATGAAGTCTTACTACTCTCTTTACTGTATCTGTTCTTTCACAGTAGTTTCCTGCTTCTGTGTTCACATATTTAAGTATACTTGCAGGAAGTTTCAGTCCAACTGAAGGATATTTATTTCCATGTGGCCCAGTTCCATACCAAGTCAAAGGTGTTCCTTCCTTCTTTACGTTGTAGTTAATTACAACTCCATCTTTTGCTATCATGTACCCAGGTACTTCTGCACCTTGGTGATTAAGTGGTTTTAACTCTTGATTTGTCCACTCAGGACAAGCATTTTTTATATCTACCACTTCTTGTGTTTTCATATTACCCATATAATCTTCTCTTTAGTCTAGCAACTCCTTCTCTAGTGAAGTTGCCCGGATCATTGCCCGGTTTTAATTTAATTGTTTGATGTGCCATGCCTAGAGTTTCACATATACCTTCTACTTTGGTAGCTGCGACTTGACCTGCTTCGTCTCCATCAAACATGATATCTACTCCTGTTGCTCCTTGCATTTTTAGAATAGATAGTTTAACCCAATCTACAGACTGTGTGCCGAAGCAACAGACTGTATTCTTTAACCCCTTATCCCATAAGTTAAGAGCATCAAATATACCCTCAACCAATATAATTCTGTTCTGTATCATTTTAGGTTTTGCAGGACACAGTGGTAACTTTAATCCTGGTGGATAAAGATGATACTTTGGCCTTGTTGGATCGTCTCGTAGTAATCTACCTATCAACCCAACTGTCTTTCCTGTTATATCTCGAATAGGGAATATAACTCTTCCTGCAAACTTGTCCCCGTCCTCCCAAGTAAATGCACTCCATATTTTCAATGTATCAGCACTAATGTTTCTTAGTGTTCCACTATACATTACTGCACCTGCTGGTAGTTTAATTCCTACTGCTGAAGCTTTCTTCTCTGCAATCTTCTCCTTTAGCATGTATCTTTTAATTTCTAGTGGAGATTGAGGTGCACCAAAGAAAGTAAATACATTACCTTTGAATCCGCACGAGAAACAATGAAACATTCCTGTAACTTTGTCCACTCTCATACTTGGATTACTATCATCATGCTCAGGATTAAGACACTTTATAACTGCATCTTTGCCAGAGATTTGATAATCTATGCCTTTCTCTACTAATAAATTTACTGCTTCCATTAATGTAAGTTCTCTCCATTATATTCTAGCTCTATCTCTGCTTCGTATATCAATCTAAATTCCTCTAGTGAGGGTATATCCATTTGATAGTTTCCAAATATTTGATTGTTTTCGTGTAATCTTCTTACATAAAGTATATAAGCTGTTTGTAATTGTTTTTCTGTATATAATATCATATTTTTACTATATCCTTAATAGTTTTCTTTGGTTTCATAAATTTACTCATGTGAGGGACTTGACTTGATTCATTGTCTCCTCTTCTTCTCGGTCCGTATTCTACTTTGAACTTTGGTCCATTTTCCTCTAAGAAAGCATTTACATACTCTAAGACTGTGTAAGAGTGACCAGACCCTAAAGGTTCATAGTCTGTCATTGCACCTGGCTCATGTATTGCTCTTATTATCGCATCACATAAATCATCTACATGAACATAGTCTCTTACACATGTTCCATCTTTTGTATTGTAATCATTACCATATATGGTAAAAAGCCCCGTACCACATGCGTTAACCGTAGCAGCATGTAATCCTTCAGGATTTGTAGGATTTCGTCCTCCCACATTGTAGAATCTAAATATAGTATACTCTTTGCACTCAGCTTTTACAATATCTTCCGCAAGTAATTTAGATTTTGCGTAAGGGGAAGTTGGATTAAACGCAGCACCTGTAGAGGCAAAGATAAACTTTGCGTCGTGGAAGGCATCAATTACTCTCTTAGTTCCCATTATATTTGTATTGTAATATTCTGAGGGTTTGCATACACTCTCTCCAACTTTCACTAGTCCCGCTAAATGCACAACACAGTCATACATTAGCCAGTGCTGTTCAATACCACTCCCATCACGAGGAATATTTTGAATATCCCAATTGTGTATGTCTAACTCTAGCACTTCATGCTCTGTAGTCTTTAGCTTCTCAACTAAACACTTACCAATAAATCCGTTACTACCTGTTACTGCTATTCTCATGTACTCTGTTCCTTAGTTGTGTTGTGGAAAAAGAATGTTGTCTACTTGTGTAAAAAACTTCGTGTAACCCTTTCCCTGTGAATTCCTTGTCTACATAATCTTCTCCGACAAAACGAAGATGTATCTCTGTAGCTTCTAGTAAGTCTAGTAGACTTTGTTCTGTATCATATGGAATGATCTCGTCTATATACTTTACCCCTTTAAGTTGTACATACCTTTCGAATACAGACTGTACGGGGGTGTTCTTTTCTTGTCTATCTATGCTCGGGTCAGTTTGTAACCCTACTATTAGATAATCGCAATTATTCTTTGCTTCTTTGAGCATTACTATATGCCCTGCATGTAAGAGATCAAATGCTCCACATGTAAATCCTATACTACATGTCATTGATAGCTTCTCCTGTAGTCATGCTCTCTTTCATTTCCTGTCTATCTTCAGGATTCATAACAGATGTAGGCCCTATACGTAAGGTTTCCCAATCCATTTCTGAAGTAAAATCTCTCATTTGTGCGCTTCTCATTTTCTGACAACTAAAGGTCATACAGTTGTCCTGTTGTTCCCAAGCGTTTAAGCTGTACGCTGCATCAGCAGCATCGAGAATACCCTTTGCAAATCTTGCTTCTCCTGTAGCATCAGTCTGATATGGAGAGAACACCATAGTTTCGTATTGCTGAGCCATAGACTTCAGAGTTTTACTTACTTCTATTTGTTCTGTCCACTCATACTGACGACCTGAGGCTAGTGAGCGTTTGACTTGGTTTAGATAATCTACTATAATAATACCAACATCTGGCAACTGATTCATTTTTGTTTTGAGTACTGCGTCAATCTTACCAATTGTTAGCATTGGATCGTAAACAATCTCAATCTGCTTGTCCTCACGAAGAGGGTTTCTGATAAGTTTGGAGTGAAGATCTTCAAAATTTCTATGACTATAAAAGTCTGTGAGTAAGTCCCCACTATCTTGATAACGATCACACCACCACCTTGCTACTCTATCCCACTCATCTCTGGAGAGATTCTTTCTGTGTAGTCTATTCACTGGTACATTAGCACCGAGCGCACAGATACGTTGCAGAATTTGTCTGCTATCCATCTCGATAGTGAAGTAAAGCGCTGAGCGGCCTTGCTCATAAATGTTGTTTGCCAAGTTAGCACATGTAATAGATTTACCTGCACCACGTCGTCCTCCCACTAGCACCAAATCTTTGGGAGAAAATGTAAAGTCTCTATCATACTCATTATTCAATCCTAGAGTGACAAACTTGCCTAGTTCTTCCTCGGGGTCGAACAGTTCAATTTTTGCCATATTCTCTCCAGGCGGAGTAGTATCGACTTTTTCGGAGACTTCGACCACTATTTCTTGCAGTGAATCTAAGTTCTCCTCCGCTGTAGAGAAAGCAATTGTTTCATCTACAAACGAATCTATTTGGGTTAGAATTTCGTTCTGTGTGAACTCATTCTTTTGATAATCTAGCAATGTCATTGCATCAATTTCGGTTTCTACTGACTCTATCGCGTAGACCATTTCCTGTAGTTTGGAATCCCTAATCTCAAATTTTAAGTCTTCAAAGGAAGGTAAGTCTCCATATCTATCGACATGTGAGTTGATTATTTTCCACAGCGACTTGTATTCTGAAGGCAAATAAAGTTCCTTCAGTTCTGTCCAAACTGCTATTTCGGAATTTGATAGTATCTGATGTAGTAGAGCCGAGGCTAGTGTCATGTTTCTCCCAAAAATGAACGAAAAGAAAGGGCGAATGAACGCCCTCTCTTAGTCTAGTTTAATTAGCTAACTGATTTTTCTTTTTTAGCTGATCCATCGTAGTCTGCACATGCGAGACCTCTTCTTGTAAGCATTGTTTTCACGCCTCTTACAGTTTTACCGATTTCTTCTGCTATTTCGTCTACAGTTAAAGACGCAATTTCTAAGTCAACAAAAGGGTCTTGTTTGTTAGAGCCTTTAGTTACTTTTTGCTTAGGAATAGAGCCGATGTCTCCACTTCTTAGCAAAGAAAGAGCTTTACCTCTGATAGAGTTTACACTTCTATCTAAAGCTTCTGCAATTTCTTCTACGAATGAACCACCGTTTACCATATCGATAAATGTTGTTTCTTCGCTTTCAGAGTAAGTTCTAGGGGTTACAACTTTCTCTGCTGGTTTTACATGACCAGTAAGTTCCATAGATAAGATTTTACCTTGGATTGATTTTGCTGAGAATGATCCGCCTTCGAAATTCTCTGCGATTTCAGCGTATGTATATGTACCGCTGTTGTTCTCTACAAAGTTTTGTAGAGTTGCTTCTTGTTCATCAGAAAACGCTTTGCTTGCTGATGAGGAAGCTAATTCAACTTCAAAACCCATTTTTCTCAACTTTGAAGATACACTTCTTGTTGATGTCTCTAAGTCTTCAGCTGCTTCTGCAACTTGAGCTTGTGAGACTGGTCCTTCACCGACGAAGTTAACTAGTTGATCAGTTCTCTCGTCTGTCCATTTTGGTAATGCCATTTTTATATTTCCTTTAATAATTTTTTTATATTTGTTATTATCTTAACGCCTTTGTTTCTAGCATTGATAGTTTTAGAACTCTCAATACCACTCTCGTTAATCAGTATTGTAACGGCGTTAGTTACAGTACCTTTTACTGTGTAGCCAGCTTTCTCAAGCACTGCTAAAGCAGCTGACTTATTCGGATAACTACTAAGTTTACCTGTGATACAGACGACTCCTTTACTCTTCTCTTTTACACTTTTTTGTTTCGTCTTGAAAGAGAAAGGTAGTGTGTTGTATTCATTCGGATAAAACTCACATTGAATCCAATCAATTAAGTTTTGAGTAGCCTTTGGCCCTAAACCTGCTCGGTGACAACTATCCCAAGTAATACCTGAAATATCATCCACAACTGCACAGAGTTTAGAAGAGATTGACTTACCAACAAGTGGAATTCCAAATGCTGGTAGTAATTCTTCCAACCCAGATTCTGTAGACTTCTGTACTTCTAAATACAGTTTGTCAGCAATCTTTTCAGAATTCAGGCAGTCAGATATTTCTTCCCTCGATAAGGAGTAGAGATCGTGAAAATCCTGAATCTGTAGTTTCTGAATGGTTGAGGGGCCAAGACCTTTTATTTTAAGGTGTTTGGCAAAGCCTTCCACCTTCTTGTCCCACTTAGCAGGACAATGGTCATTCAAGCAATACAAAATATCCTTGACAAGTTTTAGACTTGTATTACAACTTGGACATTCTGTGGGTATTGCTATCATCTCTTATTCTCAAAATATACATATATTATACTAAGATTTTGACCATTTGTCAAGATCTATTTTTGGGGAAGTCCTGAAGAATTAAGGAAGAAATTTTGAAACACTCTGTATGTCCTCCAAACTTAATTTTTGGAGCATAGCTGTCATGCTTATACTTAGCATGAAGTTCCTGTTCAAACTTCCAGCAATTATATATAGTGTCGTGGTAAGTTCGTTGTATTCTTAAGTCGTAGTATTTGAATCCTCGACTTCGTTTGATTACGTGTCTCCAATCTTTCCCACTAGCTATACCTACCTTGATACACTCTCGGTTCCATGTTTTTGTATTGACTAAAATTACGCCGTATAAAACTCCGTCCCTTTCTTTTTCAAGAGGACGATTATCGAAGTATGTTTGATTGTATACTCCTCCAGCCATTAGAATATTTCTAAAGTAAAGTTTTCTGCACACTCTTCAGCGTACTGTTCAGTATGGCCTGTAATAACTCTGTCTTCTTTCCATATTTGGTTTTCAAACATCCTAACTACATAACCATTCTTGTGGCTGTAAATTTCTGCTTTTCTATTTTTAGCTCGAAACTCATGTAATAAAGCTCCATCTATGATTTGTATACTCATCCTATCCTCTGTACAATTTGTGGTATTATCTTACCTGCTCTAATTACTTCTACATAGCACCCAATCTCTAAGTTAAGTGCTTCTATAATAGCTTTATTATGCAGACTTGCTCTACTAACCAATGCATCTTCTATCATTACTGGCTCTAGAATTGCAACTGGAGATACTGCACCTGATTTACCTACTTGCCATTCTACATCTAATAATGTAGTAACGACTCCCGGCTCTCTTTTCTTCAGAGCGTATGCTCCTCTAGGGTGGTGACTAGTAAATCCTAACTCTTCAAACTGTTTATTACTGTTTACTCGCATGACTAGTCCATCTTGAGGATATTCCTCAGCTTGATCAGCTATTGATATAACAGTATCGAATCCTAGTGATTGTATATAATCCAAATCAGTCTCATAGTTTTCTGTAGGAGATACATTGATGCCGTATGCAATGAACCTTATGTCTCGAGTCATAAACTCATCAACACTTTTAAGGTTCAATGCTCCAGCAGCATAGTTTCTTGCGTTTGGTAT